CTATCAAGCTTAGCGATGCTGAAGCAGCAGAGTATAAGAAAGCTAACAATACATTTGTGTACGCAAAGTATACACTTGGACAGTTTGATGCATTTGATAGAGCTAACTATATCATGGGACCAGGTAAACATACTGCAACTAACGAAGAGAAAGCTGCGGCTGCACAGTTTTATCGTGCAATTAGAGCTCGTAAAACAGTAGTAGACCATGCTGATGGTAAGATTGCAGAGCTACAAAAGATTGTAATTGAAAACGTAGGAGAAAAGATACTTGTGTTTGGTGGTAGCAATGAGTTTACAAACAAACTTGCTGATGCTACAGAGACATTTTCTAGTGTGTACCACTCTGGTAAGACTAAAAAGCAGAAGGAACAAGCTTTGAAGGATTTCAGATCAGGTGATAAGCCTGTGCTATGCTCTACTAAAGCTCTTAACCAAGGTTTTGATGTTGCAGACGCAACCATGGCTGTGATATGCGGTCTTACCAGTAAAGGTTTGACTATGATACAGCGTGTTGGTAGAATTATTAGATTCCAAGAGAATAAAGTTGGTAAGATAGTTATACTATATGTTAAAGACAGTCAGGAAGAGAAATGGTTAAAAAGTAGTGTTAAATCATTGAATAATGTGACCTGGTTACCTTGATAATCAGGCGCATTTTTCGTAAATTTATAGAGATATGCAGATAGAAATTGACATTGATTTACTCATAGAAAATGACATAAGTGCAGATGATTATCTTGCATTATACGCAGTATATAGAAAAGGTTACAAGACCCTTGATGTACTTAACATTAATCCTAATTGGGAGAAATTGCAAAAGAAATGTTTTGTAAAACTAGGCAGTACTGTCAATGACCACATAGTTAGGCAAGAATTTATTGATTTATTTTCTAGTGACTTTGAGCAAATGTTTACAGAGCTTTTAAATGCATACCCTCTCAAGGTGCGTACTAAGAACGGAGGTTATAGAATACTGAAAGCCGCCGACCCTAATGCTATGGCAAACCATAAATCTAGGGAAAGGTATAAGAAAGTAATTGGAACTAAACGCTTTTTACATGATAAGATTATGAAGCTACTACATGTGCAGCTTAAGGTTAACAGAGATAACCTTGAGTATATGCAACAGTTAGAAGTATGGCTAAACAATCATACATGGGAAAAATACATTAATATAGACGAAAATGACACAGGATCAGAAAACAGAATCATCAGAAAACTCTGATGTATTTAAAAGTAGAGGCTTTCAAAAAATAGATAAAGCAGTTAATCAGTCAATTGCTATTGTTAAACAAGCAAAGCTAGGACAGAGAGATGTGTTACCTACCTCATGGAAAAGACTAAACAAGAATCTTCTTGGTGGTCTACAGAAAGGTAAGATGTATGTTATTGCAGGCCGTCCTGGTGTTGGTAAGTCAGCATTTAGTAATCAACTAATCTTTGATGTACTTGACACTAACGCAGGTAAGAAACTTATTGTATTGTATTGGACATTTGAGATGCCCGGTTACCAACAGGTAATGCGATCAGCATCAAAAGATGTAAAGAAACAGATTGGGGACTTACTATCAATAGAAACTCCTTTATCTGACGTAGACTTTAAAACTTATGCATCTAAGGTGCAGAAGTATGGTAAGTATCCTATATACTTTAACAACATACCTCGTAGTATGGAGTATATTATGAATACTAACGAAGAGCTTGCACTACAACACCCATCACATACAGTTATTAACTTGTTTGACCATTCACGTTTGATACGTGGTAATGAGGATACAGAATTACGCAGACTTAACACAATATCCAAGGGATGTATGTGGATGCAGTCTAAGCTTGGTGCTGTAAACATATTACTATCACAACTTAACCGTAACATAGAACAAGAACACCGTGCAAAGAATCAGTATCAACCACTACTAACAGATTTGTTTGGTGGTGACAGTATTGGTCAGGATGCACACGTTGTTATGATACTAAACAGGCCTAATGACTTGTATGGTATTACAGCTGAGTACTGTGGTGAAGACCCGCATGGATTGCTAGCGTGTCATGTAGAAAAGAACCGTGATGGTTTACTAGGCATGATTGGCTATGAAGCAGACATGTCTACATTTACTATTAAGGAAAGAAAGTGATAAAGAAGGTTACTAGAAAGACATTTACCATACGAGAGTCTGGTAGGTCTACAGATTTTATTACACCTAGCTTTGGTCATGGTTGTTTGTATGATTGCAGCTATTGCTACATGAAAAGACATAAACCTGATGGTCTAACTATTGCTACAAATTTAGGAGATATACTTACAGAAGTAAATAATCATGCCTATTTTACACCAGTAGATAAACCTAACCAGACACATGCAGAGTATACTACTTACGACATCAGTTGTAATGAGGATTTTGCACTGCATGCTAAATACCATAACTGGGAACGCATCTTTGATTTCTTTAAAGATCACCCGGTTGCAATGGGAAGCTTTGCTACTAAGTTTGTTAATGACAAGCTATTGACATTTAACCCTGAAGGTAAGATACGTATTAGATTTAGTCTAATGCCTCAGAAGATGTCAGATATACATGAGCCTAACACATCAAAGATAGCTGATAGAATAAATGCTATCAATAGATTTGTAGATGCAGGTTATGATGTACATGTAAATTTTAGCCCTGTCATAGTATATGATGGTTGGTTAGATGATTACGCACAACTGTTCAAAGATCTAGATAATGCTGTGTTACATAAAGATAAAGTGTTAGCAGAAGTTATATTCCTTACACATAACTTTAAGAAACACAAAGTAAATCTAGATAGGCATCCAAATGCTGAAGTAACTCTTTGGACACCGGATATACAAGAGATTAAGAAGTCACAATATGGTGGCGAAAACCTTAGATATAAACTTGAATTCAAGGGTAGGTTTATACAGCAGTTTATAGAGCTGCATGGGAGTATTATACCTTGGAACACTATTAGATATATATTTTAATTATGGAACTACCAAAAACTGTGGTAAAGGCGAGCCGTAAATCGCCTAAGAATATGATAATATATGGTGCGCCAAAAATTGGCAAGACTACAGTATTATCACAACTAAAAGATTGTTTGATTATTGACTTGGAAGATGGTTCTGACATGGTTGATGCCCTTAAGATTAAGGTCACCAGCTTGAAAGAACTTGCTGAAGTTGGTAAGTCAATCATTAAAGAAGGAAGACCGTATAAGTACATTGCTATTGACACTATCTCAAAACTTGAGGAATGGTGTGAGTCTGAAGCAAAAGTTATTTATATGCAAACTCCGATGGGTAAAACTTTTGAACAGAAGAACCCTGGTGCATCAGTCCTATCATTGCCTAATGGCGCTGGCTACTTATACTTACGTATAGCCTACAAAAAATGGATAGACAGACTAAATACACTAGCAGACCATGTTATACTAGTTGGACACCTAAAGGACAAGATGCTTGAGAAGAAAGGCAAAGAGGTTGCTGTAAAGGACCTAGATTTGACTGGTAAGATCAAGCAGATTACCTGCGCTAATGCTGACGCTGTTGGTTATATATACAGAGAAGATGAAGAGACTATGGTTTCGTTTAATTCTTTGGATGATATTACTGCTGGCTCACGTTGCCATCACTTGAAGGGGGAGACCATGCCCTTAGACTGGTCTAAAATATTTATTGATTAACCGCTTAATTAAAAACTAATGATTGAAGCACAAACACAGAACTCTGGCGAGATTACGCAGAAAACTGAAACACCTCAAACTATTACTATCTCTATGATTCTTGCTGATCTAGACAACGGGATTGATCGTAATGGTATCAAAGACAAGTACAGTTTAGAAACTTGGGAAGTAAAACAAATGTTTGAACACCCTAATCTAAAAGGTAAAAAAGCTAAGAAGAAACGTAAACTTTCTTTTAACTTTGTTGATGATACTACTACTGTAGATCCTAATCAAACTAGTATTCCTGTAGAAGAACCAGATGTACACCAAGAAGCGTCTATGATTATAGAAGCTACGCCTGAACTACACGAGAAGTTTGAGCAAGAGGATGACACAGACGACTACGAATTTTAATTATTAAACATTATTTATTATGGCTATTAAAAGCAATGCAAGCAACTTAGAAGTTGCAGGTGGTAGCGGAGTAAAACTATACTCTGGACTATCAAATTTTAACATTATCGCAGTAAACCCTACTATGGCTGAGCTACACGAACTAGGAATTATGGTGAAAACTGATCCTAATTACTTTGTAGAATTCAGTGGAGAGGAGTACTTTAAACTATGTTTCTGGATTAAGAACGAAGACCTTACTACAAGGTTTGAGATCTTGATGAACTCTAAAGAAAGAGTATCTCAGTCAGGAAAGAATCAATGGCTAAACGCTATTGGTCAGTCTACATGGTCAGACGGGAATCCTGAGTACGACTGGTACAAAATGGAAGGTTTGCGTAAAGCTCTTACAGGTGAGGAGACTCTTATTAACTTTACTAAAGCGTGGGCCAATGTGGCAAACGGCGACGAGGTAACGTTTGATAGTATCGCTAAGATTGTTAAAGGTGATGTAACTGAGATAAAAGCTCTAGTTGGATTACTTGCAAGCAATCAAGTAAGATTACTTGTAGGTATAAAAGACGGCAAGTATCAGACTGTATACACTAAAGTATTTGGTAGAGTTAAACCACAGAGAGATGACATCTTTGTTAAGAATCTAAATGATGACTATGGTGCATTTAACGCTGAGTTTGACACTACGCTAACATGGGGAGCATTTACTCCTGAGCTAGCTGTGGTAACTCCAGATGCTGATAATGCTAAAGTTTCAGAAGATGATGACTGGGTTTAGTCTAGTGGTCTTTTGGCCAAGTTAATCAAATAATAAAGGGTAGTGTAAAAGCTACCCTTTTTTATTTTAAATTCGCAAACTTATGATTAAAAGTAGAAATAGTGAAGATCATCTTTCAATGGAGATGATACTTAGTAAGATAAGAGATATAGATATTTTTAGTTATTATTGTCCTAATTTTAAAGAGTTGGGTGTAAAGTTCTGCAGTACTCTAAGAGAAGACAGTGCTCCATCAGTTTCTATTATACAATGGCATGGAAAGCTATTGTACAAGGACTTTGGACATCCAGATCATACATTTAATTGTTTTGCATACATTAAACATGCATATAATTGTAATTTTTATGAAGCTCTTATGATTATTGATAATGATTTTGGACTAAACCTAGGCTCTAAGCGACAGCAAACGGCATTTACTAGAGGAATTATGGGTATGCGTAGTAATAAAAAAGTCTTTACTAAAAAAGTAGTTATTATTAAGAAAAAGTCTAGAGAGTGGACTAAGAAAGATGCAGACTTCTGGTCAAAGTATTTGATTAGTAAAAAAACTTTATGTACTTTTGGCGTTCAGCCTATTTCTCACTATTGGATTAATGAAAACAGATTTAGTTGTGATCTTAGCTATGCTTATAAAATAGGAACAAAATATAAAATATATTCACCTTATGAAGAGATTAAATGGAGTAGTAACACTACTAAAAAACATATACAAGGATATAAACAATTACCTAGCCAAGGAGATCTCTGCATTATTACTAGCAGCCTCAAAGATGTTATGTGCTTGTTCGAAATGGGTATCTCCGCAATCGCCTTGCAATCAGAAATGCAGCTCCCCGAAGAAGAAACCATCAAAGAGCTCCAAGCGCGCTTCAAAAAAGTAGCAGTATTTTATGATAACGATTTTAACAACATTAATAATCCCGGTCAAACTATGGCAGCTAAAATTTGTAAAAAGTATTATCTCTCTAATATAGTTATACCAGATTTTTATGAGTTAAAAGATCCATCAGACTATGTGGCACACTTTGGTAGGATAGAAGGATTGCAAACTCTTATAAGATTACAAATATGATAATAATATTCTGTGCGTAGAAGAAAGACAACTAATAAAAAAGTTAGGAATGCTGTTTCTAAGGTATATAAAGGAATCAAGTTTAGATCTAAGCTTGAACTATTTACTTATAAAAAATTAGAAGAAGCAGGAATAAAGTCTTTATATGAAGAGAGAAAGTATGTCCTTATGGAAGGCTTTCGATTTGAGCAAGAGAGTATTGAACCAAGTAATAAGAGAGCTACAAAAGGTGAGTATATAAATAATTCTGATAAAGTCAGAGACATTACGTATACACCAGATTTTGTAGATCCTAATAACAAATGGATTATAGAAGTCAAAGGCTTTGCTAATGATGTCTTTCCTTTAAAATGGAAACTATTTAAAAAACATCTTCAACAAATAGGCAATCCGCCTATATTATATCTGCCTAAAAATCAAGGCCAGGTACTGAAAACAATAGAATTAATTAAAACTTTATAATTATGGATTACACAGAAGATCTGCTCCTCCGCATGGATGGGCTAGGGATAACTATGTCTAATGGTCCCGTAGACACACGTCGTCAGCTTGATGAGCTGTATGAAAAAACAAGGTATAATACGTTTGGATACCTTGATGACTTAGAAACATTTGATAGAATCTTTGAACCTATATATGGTTTAGAATTCTTTATACTAGTCAAAGATGTACGCAATCAATTTATGAGAGAGCTTGAGTTTTATGACTTAGCTACAGACTTAAAACAAATACACGAACAAAGTAAAGTAAATAAACATGAGTATTAAAACAATTGACAAGCAGATCAAAGGATCTGAAGGCCTTGCTAAGAAAATTAACAAGGGCGCTGAGAAGATGGTGTTTGACATATTACAGTCAACACAGTATTCTACACCTATACCGTCTACAGTACGTGAGCTAGCCACCAATGGTG